CTGTTAGTGGGTAACACGGGGTTTGGTTTTGATATAGAAGATGATGACCACGTAATCATTATGAAAGACATTATAAAAAGATTTAAAGCAGGCGAGGAAGATATAGAATTTGTTCTTCCCGTCGTTGAGTCTAAGCCTGTTATCGAGGCAATACCTCCTGAAGATATCATTGTCCCGCCTGAAGCACAAAGGAATATCCAAGATAACATGCGGGTTACTCATGAGTTTTGGTTGACTAAAAAAGAATTACTAGACGCTGCAGACACTGGTAAATACAATCAAAAGGTAGTAGAAGACAAGCTAGGGTCAGGAAGCGATTCCTCTGGTCAAGAGGCACGTAGACGGATAGATATCATAAAAGATTTAGACGAGGGTATCACTCAGGTTGAGGCAGGAGAGACCTATTTAATCTGGGAGATTCACCATTATAAGAAAAGAAAAGGTGTTTTAGAGAAGTGGGTGGCAACTGTCTTTGCTAAAGACTCTAATGCTATTTTAAGCTATATCCGCGAGCCTAATGGTGATGATGAGTTTCCATTCGTTGAGGTGGATTTTGAAATCAGGGACGATCGTGCGTATGCATCAAGGGGTATTCCAGAGATGTTGCGTAATGTACAAATGATAATTGACGATCAAGAAAACAACCGGATTCGACGGGATATTATAACTAACACCCCCATGTTTGGTATTCGTAGACAGTCCGGTTTAACTTCTCAATCAGTACAGTTTATACCTGGGCAAGCTATGATGTTGGACAATCCAGCGCAAGATATGGTTCCTTTCAACTACTTGAGCACTGTTCAGCAAGCATCTGAGAGAATCGAACAAGCGGTTAAGGTGTACGGAGAAGAATATATTGGCTCAGTTGATTTTGGCTTAAACGCTGGACAGCTCCCCGGTGTTGGGAAGGGCTCAAAGACTTTAGGTGAGATTAAGTTCATTGCAGCAGAGGGTCAGAAGATCACAAGTCTTGACTTTAAAATCTTAAATGATGCGATATCAAGAGTTTACAAGATGGTGTTTAATCTTTTGCGGGATCGGATGAACCAGAACATACAACTTGAAAGCTCTCTTATAACTAGGGAAGACTTTAACTTTCCAGCTGAGGTTGTGGCTAATGGGGTAATTGAGGAGTCTGATAAGCAATTTAGGATGAACCAAGCTTTACAGAGGATGCAAGTTACAGCTATGCAGTCTCCGGCCTATGTAACAGAGGAAGATAAGTACAACGCGTATGCTGACTACTTAGAAGCCGATGGCGTAAGGGATACAGAAAGGTTTTCCACAGATCCTGCACAGGTTATCAACAGCCAGTTGTTCCAGGCTCAACAGCAACTAGGCCAGATGCAAGGTCAAATGCAGGTCTTGAGTAAAGAACTTGATAGCAAAGAGCGTCAATTGGTTGCAGTCGAGGAAAAAGGTAGACGTACTGAGATCAAGAACCAAGTTAAGAATAAGATTAAGTCAGCATTTCCCAAGGTTACTAACACACGGGAGGTGACAACTGGTAATGGATAAGTATAAAACATTCTTAGTTGGCGACCCGATCTCATATAAAGATAGAGTTGATAAGCTGAAAAAAATGGCTGGCAAGCCAAGTGTCAAAGTTAGACACGGAGGAAAGTATGAAATTGTCGATAGATCAAAAACAAGCTCATCGTACTTTAGTAGATAAAGCGGTAAAGCTTCGGCATACAATGGAAACAGAAGGCTGGAAAGAGATTATAGAGCCAGAATGGGAAAAGTCTATAGCCTCCATTCTCGGCGGTAAGGTTGATGGACGTTGGATGGCTGGCAAGTTGAATGGCAAGTGTCGCACTGATGAGACTATCGCGTATTACATAGGTTATAAGGATGCTCTTATCACTTGGTATAATTCAATAAGGGATTTCTTAGATGAATCTGAGGTTGCAAGAGAAGCTTTAAGAAATGCAGAGAAGGCAGCAACACCAAAAGCTAATAGTTATACAAAAAAACGATAAATCTTGAGCCTCGAGCTCATGGAGGTCTGAATGGACGAAGAAGAAACAGTTACTTCCGAACTGGAACAAACGGATGAGGTTGCTTCAGAGCCAGAAAATCTGATGGATACACCAGAAGCTGAAACGGAAACGTCTGAGAGTGAAGAGGCAAAGCCCGATTGGTTTCAAAAGCGTATGAATGAGATTACAGCACAGAAGAATGCAGCAAAAGACGAAGTTGCGGAGTTGAGAGCTCAAGTCTCTGTATTACAGAAAAATCAGGGGAATGATGCAAAAAAAGATCCTGAGATTTCTGATGGACAACTCAAGTCTGAACTTAAGAAGGCTGCTGAAGAGGGTGATTGGGAGTATTTCACGCAGGTTAATGACTACATGAACAAGCAGTTGATCTCTAAAGAGAAAGACTCTATCTTATCAGAACAAAACAAGAACCAAACAGCCCAGAGCCAGAAGGTAACTGAGTGGAACGGTCTTGTAGGTAAGTATGGGAAGTACGGTCTGGACAAGGGAGATTCTCAGCTATTCAAGTTGTCAAAAGCTATCTTTGAAAACAACCCCGGTTTTTCTCAGTCTGTAGCTGTGAGTGAGGCCTTTAGAATTATGCACGAAGAAGGTGCTATTAATTCTGGAGCTACTCAAGTGGCAGAACAACAACTAATAAAAGAACGTAGAAGGAATTCTCTTGGCTCGGGAGTAAAGGGAACCGTTAGTAAAAATGCTGATCGGGTTTCTCAAATGACTGAGGATCAGTTCAACAAAGATTACATACGGCGAATGATTGACCAAGAAAGCAAGCTGAGGAACTCCTTATAGGAGATAGATTATGGGAAACCAAGTATGGTCGCCTAACTCATTAGGTGGTTACTTTGGTAACAATACCTTATCAGATAAGGTTAGAGTTGCCGCACAGACAATGCAGAAGTTCCGTCAGTTTACTGGCAAAATGGAATCTTCTGGTGCTAGAAAAGGCGAGTATGTATTGTTTGATAAGGTTACAAACGTACAGACTGCTGGTGGAACTCTAGTAGAAACAAGTACTATTTCAAAGACGAATTTCATTATCACTCAAGGATCCTTGCAGATTCTTGAATATGGTAATGCTATTCCTTACACGCTTAAGTTGCAGACTTTAGGTCAGTTAAGTGTTTCTGAACAAGTACAAACTGCATTGAAGAATGATATGGCTAAAGTGTTGGATAGCGCTGCTGGTGTGCAGTATCAAGCGTCTGACTATAAAGCTACGATCACGAACACTGCAACGACTACTTTTGGAAGCGCTGCTACTGCTCCTGCTTCTGCTGGTGCTAACATGTCAGATAAGAATGTGAGAGATATCGTCGACCGGATGATGACTCTTAACATCCCGAAATATGATGGAGAAAATTATGTTTGTATCGGTTCTGTAAACTCAATTCGTGGCTTGTATGATTTCTTTGAAACTAAAGCTCAACAAACTACGATGAAACCTTTGATGCAGGGTGAAGTTGGTACTTACTACATGACTCGTTTTGTACGTGAGACTAACCTTCTATCCAACACTTTGGGTTCTGGTTCTCAATATGGTGAAGCATGTTTCTTTGGTGAAGATGCCGTTAAGGAGGGGATTGCTTTGTCTGAACATTTGAGAGTAGATTCAAACGACTTTGGTCGTGATCTTGGTGTAGCTTGGTTGTATATGGGCGGGTTCCAGAAGATTTGGGACTACACGACAGATACTGAAACTCGTATAATTCACGTAACCAGTTTATAGAAAGGGGTTAAAACATGTCTAGATACAGTGATGATAAGTATAGCACAGTTATTCGGCAGTATTTTGGCCTCGAACAATCATATTCTGGTGCTGGTGAAGATGCAATGTTTGGAACGACTGACGCTACGAAAGTAACGATTGTTCCAAGATGGTATCCAGGTGGCCCTATTAAAGTAATGAAGTTCGGCGGTGTTGTAACTTCTACTACTTTGAAAGATGGTTCTACTGATATTATGAATTGTCGTTTAGTAGGTCGCGGAGCTTCTGCGTCTGCAATGGCTAATTTTAATATTATTGGTCTTAGTTCTGAAGCAACGGTTTCTGATATTGGTGATATCGCTTCTGATGTTACGATTACAGCAGCTATTGTTAAGGCTGGAGAATATATATCAATCAATTCTGCTACTCGTACAACCGATGCTGCTACGGCACAGATTACCGGTTCTATGGAGGGTGGCGTTGCTTTTTGGGTAGATTATATTCGTCAGTATGATAATACGGATGCATGGGATAAATAGAACATACGGAGATTTGCGAGGGTGCAATTCCCTCGCTACTCCTAAATTAAGGAGATATAAATGAATATTGGGGTAATTTCAGGGCATGGATGTATTCGTGCTCAAAAGCAGTGTCTAGGCCTTTCTAATCGTGGGCATCATGTCCACTTTATTTCTCATGACTTACCTTCATTTGCAGGATTCTTTGACACAATGTCAATTTACTATTCTGTAGACCAACTCCGAAAAAGCATTAAATTACTAGATCCACATGTCGATATCTGGCATGTACATAATGAACCCAATTACTACGTATCTCTTGTAAGGGAAGTGTCGATAAAACCCGTTATTCTTGACGTACACGATTCATATGTCGCTAGAATGACAAAAGATGAACATGTTTCCTTATTGGAAATAGGTGAAAAGGCCTTACGGGTAAATAGCGATGAGTTACATAATATGCACGCTGCGGATGCGTTAGTTTTTCCAGGTGAAGGATTTATGAAGATCGTTGTTGATGAATACCACTTAACGCAGAAGTGTATCGTTGTTCCCTCCATGGTTCCATCTTCTATGTTTAACTATGAAGCCTCTATGTGGATGGACGGAATATGCTATGAGGGCCGTGTTGACCTTCCAGAAGAAACCAAGGCACCTGGAAAGCAAGGTTATAACTACTCAGATTATACAGGATTCTCAGAGGAATGCTTTGAAAAGGGCATTGATTTTTTTGTTTATCCTACTAGGTCAGATGAGCCATTTAAAAAAGCATATGAAAAGGCCTTAGTATCTAAACCGCAGAAGTACGATAAACTTATTAAATCGTTGTCTGGTCATGCCTGGGGCTTAGTTGGCAATCCTAATCAAGCGCAAGAATGGAAAATTGCATTACCTAATAAGCTATTTGAATATATCTCAGCTGGAACACCTATAGCATCATTCTATGCACCTGAATGTGAGAAGATGTTGGAGTCATTCGGCATTGGTATCGCTGTTAAATCAATTGATGAGCTCAAAGAAAGATGGGACGAACACGAAGAATGTAGAAGGAATCTCATTAAATATAGATTTAAGTTAGCGATGGAGAACAACTTAGAGGAATTGGAGGAACTTTATAATGAACTTATTAAACATGGAAGAAAGCACAATTGAAAGAATCAAGGAGCAGTCAGAGAGTCTTGTGCAAATCCAAGTTAGGATTGATGATTTACACAAGTTTATGAGTGGTTGGAAGAAGTTCCGTGATGATTGTGGCAAGAGACATTTAACCATTATTACCGCTGCCGCTAAATTAGAGATGACTGACTTAGACGAAGATACAAATAAATCCATACAAAATGTAATGAATACATATATGGCTCATTTGCAAGGAATTAAACAAGAAGTTATAACCGAAGAATTGGAGAAACCGGATGCAGTCAGAGGCCTCATACTGGAATAAAACGTTTAGGGAAACAGTTAAAGAAGTGGCTGGCGATAAGATTATTATAAGCGTTAATGAATACAAGATTAGTGAATTGACACGAATACTTAAGGATATGGAACTAAACAACCTTGATAAACTTGAGGTTGGGTGCGGTATGTGCCACGTAGCAAGTGCACTTGGATGGAAAGAAAACTATATGGGTGTTGATGTCAGTGAATTTGCATTAAAGTTTGCTGCTAGCAAAGGGATGAATGTTCAGTGTGGCGACATAATGGAATTTGAACCTGAAAAGCAATACGACTGTATCCTGTTTCTTGACTCGTTAGAGCATATCTTCGGGATAGATTATTTGGCTTTAAAGATTAAGTCACTATTGAAGGTTGGAGGAAAGGTAATTATTAACATTCCCCTGTGTCAGTCATTCCACGATAGAGACCATGATTATTATTTGTTTGATGACAGCGTTGGTAGAATGTTTTTCTTTTGTGATATCCACGGTTATGAAAAGTTTGACATAGAAATACCGGATATTAAACGTTCATATAGGTTTTTTATAGGAGAAAAAAGTGAAAAAAGTATTACTAATCTCACCTACGACATGGCCAAATAGATGGCGTGAATATTACCTAGATGCCTTTGAAGCTAAAGGAGATCAAGCTTACTTTGCAGATGAATACACCGGCGATGGTTGGGATGCTGTCATCTTTATGTGGGCTAACAAACGATCTATGGAGATCATGAATGGCATAGAGAAGAAAACCTGTCCATGGATTGTGTGGTGCAGACGCTACGAGTTCTTTGAAAAAGAGTTTGGACTTATCAACTGGGACAGAGTCGACCATCTAATTTTTTGCAATAAGTTTCTTCATGATGCATTTAACTTTAGTAGACACGTTGACAAAGTTGCTAGTCACTTAATTTATAATGGGATGGATCTATCGGCCTGGAACCCTAAAAAGTCGTTGAATGGTCACACATTAGCGTGGGTCGGGAACATCCATCCCAAAAAAAACCCTCAGTTGGCATTAGAGATTGTAAGAGAGTTAATCAAGGAAGACAAGATCTATACGCTTCACATGGTTGGGGCGATAACAGATTCTTGTTTGTACATGCACCTTCTCCATTACATTGGTAAATATGAGCTTCCTGTTATCTTTGCTGGTGAGATTAAGAGCTCTCAGATGGATACGTGGTTAGATGACAAGGACTACTTACTTTCTACTTCTATTAGTGAGGGAAATCCTAACTGTATCATCGAGGCCATGGCTAAAGGCATTAAGCCGCTAGTTTACGATTGGCCAGGGGCTCAAGATCAGTTCCCTGAAGATGTCATTTTCTCAACTTCTCACGAGGCTGCAGATATGATAGGAACCGGATACAACCCCGAACGTTATCGTAGACTAGTTGCTGATAAGTTTAATTTTGAAGATACGTTTAGAAAGGTGTATGAACTCATATGAAAAAGTGTCTTATTGTAAGATATGGGGCCTATGGCGATATGGTTATAATAAACCCCGTCATTAGGCATCTAAAGGGAAAGGGGTATTACATAATTCTTAATACTTCCGAAAGAGGTATCGAGATAGCCAAGAATGACCCCAATATAGACGATATCATCCCTTACAAGAGCGATTCAGTTCGATACGATGATCTTGAAAAGCATTGGAAGAAGTTACGCAAGAAAGTAAAGCCGGATAAGTTTATTAATTTCTCTGAGAGCATAGAAAAGAATATATCGTTACATCCAAGTTCTCCAATTTACAACTGGCCCAAGTATAAACGTAAAAAATACGCGAAGATGAACTTCTACGAAAAGACGTTTGAATGGGCTGGTGTGGATTGGAGGTCATTACCATCAAATTCATTAAGGCCTGAGATCTATCTTACAGAGGCAGAAGAAGAAAAGGCCCAATCATATATACGTCCTAACTGTAAAAATCTAGTATGGGGGTTATCTGGTAGTGGAAAAAACAAAGCATGGCCCTGGGTTGATCAAGTGGTTAAAGAACTTATTAAAAAGCATGATGATATACACATTATATTTGTTGGTGACGAAAGTTGCCAGATTCTTGAACAGGGGTGGAATGATGAGGCGAATGTTACGTGTCTTAGTGGAAAAATAAAGATGCGTGAATCTATAGCTTTGACCAAATACTGCGATCTAACGGTTGCACCTGATACGGGGCTACTGCATGGTGCAGGATGCTTTAATAAGCCGAAAATGGGGCTTCTGGGCCACACTACGAAGGAGAATATAACCAAACACTTCTTGATGGATTATTCTATCGAGGCAGATCCTGAGAATGCCGAATGTGCACCATGTGCACGATTAATCTACGATAACCAGATCCAATGTCCGACTGATCCTCAAAGTGGTGCATCCTTTTGTATGCAATACGGGATTGATCCAACATTGGTCTATAACGAGATAGAACGGGTATTATGGCGCATACTGTAAGAGATAAAGAGATTATGAGCATGAATTGTCCTATTTGTGGGACGCTCAGTGCTGACTTAATAAACATTACTAATGACAATTCTTTCTGGTTTCGTTGCTGTTGTGGGGTTGTGTTTCAAAATGAAGCTCCTAGGCAAGATGTCTATGATGATAAATATCGCGCTGACTACGAGAAGACACAGGATTCCAGAGAGAGAACAATCAAGGCCCCGGATCTATATCTCCCTATGATTGAAGACTTAACAATGGGTAGGCTGGTTCTTGAGGTTGGGTATAATTTGCCATATAACAAGGATTACTTCAATGATAGAGGGTGGATTTACTTTGGCATTGACGTTAATAGCCCAATTGAAAAGTCCAAGAGATATATACAAGGTGATTTTGAAACGTTTAATTTCCCTGAAGGTACCAAGTTTAATCTTATTTGGCTTTCTCACGTTTTAGAGCACTTCAATGATCCTATCGCTGCACTTCAAAAGGCTGAGAGTCTACTTCATAAAGAGGGCGTTATTTACATTGCAACCCCTGACACGGATTGGATTAATAGACTAGGAATCCCAGATTGGCCACATTGGAGAAAAAAAGAGCATTACATCATGTGGAACCAGAAATCTATAAAAAAAGAATTAGAACGATTAAAGTTTAATGTATTGCTATCTCGTAGTAATTATTCTACTCAGCACAACGCCTGGTATGATTTTCATACCTTCGCTCAAAAAATAGCCTATTGAACAAACCGTTTTTGGTGGTGTAATAGAATTATAGAAAATTTAGGAGGCATACTATGTCTGATAGGGTAACTTTAGTTGATGGCGATGGCGTAGAGCTAGGAACTTCAACAAACAAATTAGGGATGGCTTTAACAGGTGCAGCTACCTCAACTGGTGCTCCAGGAGAGTCATACGTCTTACTTGATGGTGACGGTGTTGAATTAGGAACTACCGCTAACCCACTTTATGTTGCATTATCTTAGGAGATCAGAAAAATGGCTAATAGAATTACGTTAGTAGATGGTAGTTTCAATGCAATAGGAACATCAGGCAATCCTTTAATTGTTAATATAAGTGGCAGTTCTGGCGATATTGTTATGGCTGATGGTGTTTGGATTGGTCTGTCTGCCACAGCTGGTCGATTGGTTTTTAATGATGCCACTCCTGATTTATTAGATTTTCAAGATTGTCGTATCGCTGTTACGCAAGCTGGTACCTCTGGTGCAATCTCAAATTTCATAACATTAACCAATGAAGTAGCTACCGTAGCCAATGGTGGTTCCGGCATAGCATGGTACTTACGAGCAAGCGATGGCAACGATTATGATGCTGGCCTCATCTCTGTAGCAAGTGATGCCTCGACATGGACAGCAACGGGAACATCTCAAGATTCTTTCATGGATCTCTATGCCTGCCTTAATGGTACTGTTGAAGCTAAATTTCGCATCAAATCTACTACAGGTTCACGTCTTGAATTTTCATCCGACCCAGGTTCTTACATCGAACATGATGGCACAAGTATGAAGTTCCGGAACAACACCGCTGGTAACAATTACTGGCAAGTAGGAGCTGGTGGCAATTTCTCTATCGACGATGGTTCTACGCCAATGGTTACTCTTAATGCTGGAACAGGGCTAAGTCTTGCCCTTACAGGCACAACAGGAACAGTCAAAGATGAATTTATCATTCGTAACAAGTTTGCTGGCGGATCAGGAACGGGAGCAGCAATTCGCTTTGATCTGACAGAAGCTGCTGGTGCAGTTGTCGACTCAGGACTTATCAGTGTGTTATCAGAAAATGCAATGACAATAACGGCTGCGACTCAAGACACACAGATGCTATTCGCAACTTCATTAAATGGCACTCTTGCAACGAAACTGTGGCTTACATCAGAAGGTTATTTTGGTGTGGGCGCAGATCCTGGCGGATATGACTTTTGGGTCACAGGAAAAGCAAAAATTGAAAACATAGGAGCAACATCAGGATCACATGCCTTAGTATTGAAAGGTGTCGGCCTTGGTGTTGTTCAGATTGCTCTTGAAGATGACTCAGGAGAGGTCTGTGGATCATGGCAGGCAAGCACGAGTTCTTCAGCAATCTCATCTGTTTACACTCAAACATATTTATCCTCTGGTGCAAATATAAATTTTCAAGCTCTAACAAGTGTAAGAATATTTAATAATTCAATAACAACTTTTACAGCAACAGGATTAAATCTTGTTGGTATCGGAACTGAGGTTCCTTCTGCTAAGTTAGATGTTGAACAAGCCGGAACAGTCACAGCAACTACTGACTTACTTGAGCTGACTAATTCCGGCAACGCAGCTTCGATGACATCTACAGGAACTGGAATACTTTTCAACCAGTGGGCTTATGATGCAAGCACTCCAGCTGTGACTGACAGTGGTCGTATTAGTGTTCTGACTGAAGGCAATTGGACTACAGCGGATGCTAATACTCAGGATTCCAAAATGTCCTTCCAAACCGCACTGAACGGCACAGTAGCAGAGAAGGCGTATATTGCTTCAAGTGGGGCTTTTTGGGTTGTCTCTGCTGGTGATTCATACTTTACTTTAGGA